ATCAGTTATAATGCAACCGAAAATTAAAAGTACATGGTTGAATTTCCATACAATAGCAAACATCAAAGTATTTATTGTGAATTATGAAAGCCTTAAAACTTTCTTTGTTTCAAAAATAAATGTAGATGCTAAAGGAAATTACAAAAGTAGCGATATTGAATTAGTAGAGGCTGCAAAAGCGTTTGATTGTATAATTTGGGATGAAAGCCATAAATGCAAGGAGCCAACCGCACAAGTATCTAAGATTTGCATGGCATTGGCTATGGGTAGAGAATACCGTATTTGTATGACAGGTACCGCAGTTGTTAACAAGCCCAAAGACCTGTTTACCCAGCTATGTATTATAGGACAACTAGGTAACCTGTTTAAAGAACGCAAATACTTTTTTGAGCGGTATTGCGGTGGGTATAGTGGCAGGGGAGGCACCAACTTAAAGGAGTTGCAAAGCATACTGAAAAACACTTGCTATTACAGGCGGAACAAATCGGAGGTATGGCAAGAAATGCCAGCAATTACCCGGACCGTTGTTAAATGCGAGATTACCAACCGCCAAAAATATAAAGACTGCCAAAATGATTTGAAAACCTACCTTGAAACCGTGGGCAAAAGCGCCAAGGAAGTCCAGCGCAGCATGAGGGCCGAAATTATGGTTAGGTTTATGAAATTGCTATCCATTGCAGCCAAAGGGAAATTGGAATCGGTTTATGAAATCCTTTCAGAAGCAATCGAGAACGAACAAAAATATGTGCTATTCGCAGACAGCAGGGATGTTATTGCATCGGTGTTTGATAAATTCAAAAAACATGCAACTTTCATAAACGGCTTATTATCCCAGGAACAAAGGGAGGTTAATAAGACCAAGTTTTTAACAGACCCGGAATGTTTTATTTTCGTAGTTTCTTTAAAGGTTGGTGGTACCGGGATGGATGGTTTGCAGCATGTTTGCAGCCGGGGCGGTTTTATTCAATTTCCATGGCACCCGGCTATGAGCGACCAAGCGGAGGCACGTTTGCACCGTACAGGTCAAAAAGAATCGGTGGGTTTTGATTACTTTTTGGGCGTTGATACGGTTGATGAAAGGGTTTGGGATATAATCGAATCAAAAAGAGGTGTTTCCATGCAAGTATTGGGCAGTGAGGATGCAGCGGAAGTTGATACGGTAGATATGATTAATAGTTTATTTGACATAAGAAAAAACAGGGATTAGAGTTATGAAACAAAAATCACCAATAAGCTATTACGGGGGTAAAGCAAATCTAGTACCCGAATTGCTTAAACTGATACCCGAACATTTACAATATGTAGAACCGTTTTGCGGTGGGGCTACCTTATTTTGGAATAAACAACCAAGTGTACACGAGGTGCTGAATGATTTTGATAACAGGGTAATAAACTTTTGGGAGGTGCTGCAAACCGATTTTGAGCCGCTACAATTCCTGATACAAAAAACATTGCATAGTGAGTATTACCATAAGCTGGCGGCTAAAATTCTAAAAGAACCGATAACAAATAGGGTTGAATTTGCATGGGCTTTTTGGGCGCAAACCAATATGAGTTTTACTAACGTAATAGGTGCAGGGTTTGCATTTAATAACAGTGGTAAGTTATCAAATCTATTATTCAACAAACGCAAAGAATTTACAGAATACTTCCGCAACCGCCTTGAAAAGGTTGAAATATTTAACCGTGATGCTTTGGATTTAATTCTGTTAAAAGATACCCCCGAAACTTTCATTTATCTTGACCCACCCTATGTTGAAAGTGATTGTGGACACTATGAGAAAGGTAAAGATGTATATTACCAGTTGCTAGACCTGTTACCAACCCTAAAATGTAAATGGCTTATGAGTAGCTACCCTAGCGAACAACTTAGCAATTTACGGGGTATTTACTTTTGGCAGCATAAGAATATTTATAAGAATTTATCGGTATCAGGTAAACATAACGCTGGTAAAATGAAAACAGAGTGCCTTACATGGAATTATATAGCTAAATCACAACAAACAAAATTAGAGTTATGAGCGACAAAACTAACAAACACATGACTGATAAAAGCAAGTGGTTTACCTTGACTTTTAAATGCCAATGGTGCGGGCTAGAATTTACACGGTTAAGCCCGTGGGCGGATCAGGTAACGCTTTATTGCACCAAATCCTGCAACATGAAAGCCCTTTATGTCAACAAATACCAACCCGATAAATTGGCAGAGAAAAAGAAATTGGCAAAAATGGAGCGTGAACCGCAACAAATAGAAACGCCAGCTAACAAGCCCAGCGACAGACCTAAAACCGTGATTGCATGCAGGCCCAAGCGTTGCCCACCACCCAATAAAAACAAAGTTGATTACCTGCCAAAATCAACCATGAAAGACCCGAATAGGTTTAATGGTTGTGTGTTGGTGCCACATCCCGACCCTGTTAAGGCAGCAAATAGGCAGAGGGTTTACTTTAACCCGATTACCAAGGTGTATGTAAATTGAAATACCTTTGTAGGGTAATAGGGCGTATATTTGCGGTTCTTTTCTGTTTACTTTGTGATTGATATATATTCTCTGGCCGGAATAATCAAAACATTTTTATCCCATTTGGGGGGAGAGCGGCCAGGCTCAAACCCCGATGGGATTTTTCATTTTTTATGGGTAAGAAATTCAAAAAAGTACAATGGTTAGATGATGATTTGGGAATTGAAATTAGTGTATGTTCAGTAGGTCTTGCACAAGTAAGCATATTGGGTAATTACAAATCAGGGCTTTTATGCCAAGAAGACATTATTAAGCTAATTAATAACCTTTCAAAATGCCTTTTTGAAATGGGTAAAAATGAGGGTAAGCTTGAATTAGGTGAGGTAATTTTAAATTCTATAAACAAATCAAAATCCTAATTTATGGCAGGCAGGCCCACAAAAAATAATGCTGATTGGTTTTCCCATGACAATAGTATGCGAAACCACCGCAAAGTAAAAGCCATACGCAACAAATTTGGGTTGCAAGGGTATGCATTTTGGTGTATGTTTCTTGAATTATTGACCGGGGCGGATGGAAATGTTTTTGAGGATTCAGAAATGGAAATTGAAATGATTAGTGGCGACTTCGGTATTTCTGTTACAGAAATACGGGATATGCTGAATTACTGTATCAAAATTGAATTATTATTTGAAAAAGACGGGTTTATTAACTCCGATTCTTTAGATGAAAGGCTAAAACCTGTGTACATTAAAAGGAAAACAGATAAAAAGCCAAGCGAATCGCAATTAAAAAAACTAGGGAAATACATTAAACCTTGTATTTCTGTTACAGAAATACAAGGTAAAGGGTTATTAACGCCAATTTCTGATACAGAAATTACACAAAGTAAAGTAAAGGAAATAAAAGAAAAAAAAGAAGTAGTATTAGACGACTTTCAACTTTCCTGCTTTAATAAATTTTATTCAAAATATGGTAAAGCGTGTAATATAAATGAATGTAAATATGAATGGATGAAGCTTTCTGCCCAAGAAGTAAAAGACATTGATATGACTTTAGAAATGTATTTAAACGATACCCAAGAAATTAAATTTAGAAAATCGCCTGTCAATTATTTAATTGGGAAAATTTGGAATGACTACATACCACTTTTGAATAAAAAAGAAAAAAAACCAATGGTTTATTAAAAATAAAATTATGGTAACAGCTGAATTGATAGCCCAAATAAAACAAACGGCCAATGTAGCCGAAACGGTAGGCAGGTATTTGAACCTCAAAAGGAACGGGACAAACCTAACATGTTTCTGCCCTTTCCATAACGAAAAAAGCGGAAGCTTCACGGTAAGCAAACAAAAAAACATTTACAAATGTTTTGGTTGCGGCGAAACTGGTGATAGCATCGAATTTTTAATCAAGTTCAAAAAGATAAAATTCATTGAGGCCCTACAAGAACTTGCGGATTATTACCATATCGAAATGAAAACCGATAGCCCGGACGTTAAGAAAGTTTACGTAAAGCCAAAACCAAGGCAGGACAATTTAAGCCCCGAAGCAATAAAGTTCTTTGAAAAACGTGGGATTTTACAGCAAACCCTATCAGATTTGAAAGTTACAGGGTGTTATACATGGATGCCAGTAACCGAAAATAACACCGATACCATTTGTTTCAACTACTACAAGGACGGGGAACTTACCAACATTAAATACCGGGCTGCCTTATCCAAGAATTTCAAACTTGAAAAGGATGCGGAATTGATATTTTACAATTTGGATTGCCTTAAAAATACCGATACCGTTGTTATTGTTGAGGGCGAAATTGATGCATTGACTGTTTACCAATGCGGCTACAAAAATGTTTTGAGTGTGCCAAACGGGGCGCAACCTAATGGAAAATTGGAGTACATGGACAATTGCTTTGAACAATTGAGGCATGTAAAAAAGGCTATTCTTTTTGTCGATAACGACACCCCGGGGAAACAGCTGCAAAAAGAATTGGTGGTAAGGTTGGGCGCAGAAAGGTGCCATTTGGTGAATTACCCTATTGATACCAAGGACGCAAACGATATTTTTACCAAATTGGGAAAACAGCAAGTTATCGAATGCATCAAAAATGCAACCGAATACCCTTTGGAAGGGATTATTTCAGCTGAAGAAATTTGTATCGATATTGACGACTTTTATTTCAACGGATACCCAGACGGCACCAAAGCGGGGATTATAGATTTTGATGACCACCTGCAATTTATGGGCGGCCAATTCACAACGGTTACAGGGGTCCCAAGGTCGGGTAAATCAGAATTTATCGATTACATAATGGCTAAACTTTCCAAAAACCATGGATGGCGCCACGGGGTAGTGAGTTTTGAGAACCAACCCAGCAGCCTACACGCTACGAAAGTTATGGAAAAAATAGTGGGTAAATCTTTTAATTTCAGGTTTGACCCAAACCATAGGATTACCATTGCTGAAAAAGATAAAGCCAAAAAGTTTATTTCAGAGCATTATTTTTTCATAAACGTGAATAAAGCTGATCTTACTTTGGATGGCATTTTGGATAAAGCTAAAGATTTGGTTACCCGGAAAGGTATTAAGTGTTTACTCATTGACCCGTGGAACTATATCGAGCATAAATACGAAGCTTACAAAATGAGCGAGACCCAGTATATTTCGGATTGCCTAACCAAGATTAAAGCCTTTTGCCTTATTAACAACATTCATATTTTCTTAGTTGCGCATCCTACCAAAATGCCAAAAGTTAACGGCAAATTTGAAGTACCCAACCTTTACAATATTTCGGGTTCAGCGCATTTTTTCAATAAAACCGACAATGGTATTACCGTACATAGGGATGTAGGTAGTAGCCAAGTTGATGTTTATATTCAAAAAGTTAGGTATAGTTGGTTGGGCCGTGAGGGTATGGTATCATTTAATTTCAACCTTGATACAAGGCAGTATGAAAACGGGGCAGTTGAAACGAATGATACCAGCGGAACATTTACCGAAAAAAATTATTATACCGAATTTGAACGGGATATAATGCCAGAGAAAGACCAGCAATTCAACACCAGCGGTTACCAGCTGCCAAGGACTGAAACCAAGATACCGGAAAATTTTTTTACAGACTTTTAAAAAACAAAACAATGAGTAGCGAAGAAAACAAAGTGAGTGATTTTATCACGGAACTAAACGACATGATTACGGAAACCAATAAAGCCCTGGAAACAGACCGGGCCATTATTGCCAAACAACGGGAGCGCATCAAAGAACTGGAAACCGAAAACGAATTTTTAAAGAAACACGTAAAATTTTAACCAATGGAACAAAGATTAGCCAACATTTTAGAGAAAGCGCAAATAGCACTCAGGGAAGCGCAAATGGTAACCGAACATTTGGACATACCAAAATTATTCAAGTACCAACAGGAAGCCGAATTTTTGGCAGCCGAAAGCGAAGCGTTGAAAAAACGGGTATCAGAACTGGAGCAGAAATTAACCGATGCCACCAGCTGCAATGACAACTGCACCGCTAAGGTTAAAGAATTGAAAAATGATTTAGCCGATGCAAAACAACATATAGAAAACCAAAATTCTTTCATAAAGGATTTGACCGAAAAAGATAACAAATCTGTTTCCGCACTGGCAATAAGGTTAGTGGAACTTAACAATAAGGTTGAGAAATTGAAAGCGCACCACAAAACGCTACTTGCCGAAAAAGAAAGCTATTCACAAAAACAGTTGGATGAACTGATTGTGGAAAATGCAAAACTGAAACAACATGCTAAGAATGTGGCTGCTTAACTCGAAAAAGGAATTTTAAAAAGATAAATGTAAAAATTATGACAAACGAAAAACTAAAAGAACATGTGGACTTTCTGCAAGGGCAACTAATTAAAACGCAGGTAGATTTGCAAGGGCTGAAACTGGAGGTGGTAAAGCTAAAAAAACAGGTTAAAAAATCGGACGTGCGGATTACCAATATAAACCCCGATTTTGAACTAATAAGCAGGGCGGCAAAATGTGCAAAAAACCACAACGAACGCAAACACTATCCTAAATAGCGTTTTAACGCATTCTTAGGTTGGTACATTCGATTTTAATCCAAAAAAGGTACAAATACCTTACAAACCATTTTTAACGCTTAAACACAAAACAAACCATGATAAAAATCAAAAATGAAGACGTGTTACTGGTGGGTATGGTGCAACACCTCAAAGTTGCCCAGCATTATGCAAAGTATATCCACGGGAGCGGAGGGGTAGAACAATCAAGTAAGCATTTGCTAGGTAAAGAAATTACTAAAATAGATAATTTCATTTCAGAATTACAGGACGGTTTAACCGAAAGGCAGCGGTTCGACTTTCACAAAACTTTCATTGAGGATGATTTCCAAAGTTACACCGAAATTATGCGCATGATTAGTGATATGACAAGCCACCAGCGTAACGAGGTGGAAAATTATTGTACAAAACTAAAACAACGTAAATTAATAGAAATAAATACATAATATGCATACTGAAAAATACAATAAAATGATAGCCGCCGAAGTGCCTGCTATTCATGCCGAATATTTGCAAAATAAATTGGATATAAACACAGTTGATTTGCTGATTAAATGCCTATTGGCAGGAACGATAAAAAGAAATGTTGAATTTGGAGAAAGTCAAACAACATTATATACTTTCATTAAAGATTATAACAACAAAATAACAATCAAACAACATAAAGAAAACTAAATGAAACCTTGGAAATTATCTGATTTAAAAAACGTTGCATCTGGTGTAAAAGCCGTTGGTTTAGAGCCACCAGAGCCAACCAAAAAAGAACCCAAAAAGCCTAAATATGGTAACAAAAAGATTAAATATCAAGGCATTATGTTTGATTCCAAAAAGGAATTGCAACGGTATAAAGAACTGGTTTTAATGCAACATGGTGGGGTTATTTCAGATTTGAAATTACAGGTAAAATTTGAACTGATACCCAAAGTAAAATCAAATAAAAAGGCAGGAATTAAAGCCATAAGGGCCGTTAATTACATTGCTGATTTTACCTATTATCAGGGCGGTATTTTGATAGTTGAAGATGTAAAAGGCTTTGATATTGGCACCCAAAAATTCAGGCTAACACCCGAATTTAAAATAAAATCTAAGTTGATGCTTGAAAAACATGGAATAAATATCCATTTGGTTTAAAAGAAAAACCCCGGCTAATACCGGGGTTGATTTTTATATGGAGTAGCTAACTTCTAAGTTTCTAGCATCGTTTTTGGATTTATTGAAATCCCAATTACGCCGCAAAAATCCGCAAACACCATGGCATAAAATACCCTATCTTTCATGTCCCGGGATTTTATTTGTGATTACTAAGGTATTGGCCAATGCCACCAGGGCCTTACTTATGGTGCCAAACCTATTTTCTATAACGGCCCTATCCGCCGGGTAAATCATTACAGTAACCGGGGCTTTTAATTCGCCCCCGTTTTTCTTTTTCTTTTGCTGCATCTATTTCTTTTTTGAGTTATTAATGGGTTATAGGGGCTGGCGCATTGGTTAGGCTGCGTAAAAGGCTGCCAATGATTCAGCATGTTGCCTGAACCACCTACCCCTATTCCTTAGGTATATCCCTTTGGTTACCATTGGGGGTGCAACACGCCTAGGGGCTGCCTTGTATTGCCTATTCCTGTGCCTAAGTAGCCTGTCTACTTGGCTGCCAACTGGGTAAAAATCGGGGGTATTTGTACCCCTAAACCTGTAATGCAATGTTGTTTGATTTGTCATAACATATTTTGTTTTGTGGGATGTTATCCCGTTTAGAAATGTTGTATTAAACTAGCCACCACCAAGGCGGCTAGTATTTTAAAAAATGTTTTGAGTTTCATGTATTACAGGTCAAACATTTTAGCGTACTTTTTATACTCCTGTTCATCTTCGTGTTTCTTGTAAATGGAAACGGTTGCAGCATCGTATGTCAACCAATCGCCTGTAAACACATTCGACATTTTGCCACCGTAATCAGATGGACAATCATAAAGTTGCTCAAAACGTTTCCTAAGCCATTGCCTCGCTTCCTTAACCGATGCAAAGAATGTAACCCCGATGTAACCACCAGTACCATTACCCATGGTGTGGTCCATACACATTGCACGGAAACTGCTAAATTGGTAGCCAGTTGGCACTTCACATTTGATGAAGCACTTTTGATTTTTTGCGGTACCGATTGCCGCTACGGTGTTTTTTGTTTTCATTTTTTGTTTTTTTTTAATTCTTTGTCAAAGATACGTATGTTTATTTGAATTACAAAAAGTTTTTTCAAAAAAGTTTTATTCAAAATCAAACCTACTGTTTAATTCTTCAATTACCCCATCCAAAACATCTTCATAAGTATTTGACCCGGTAAATTCAATAGACCATTTGCCATTAAACCTGCCTTTTGTCTTATTTTCGTTGCAAATTTCAACACTTATAAAATCACTATCATACATATTGTTGGCTGGGTTATAACTATGGTCTGCAATCCGTAATTTAATGGATTTGCCATTGTTTAATTCCAAAGAACTATATTTACCATTACCTATATATGTACAACCTAAATGTGCTGCCAAATCATTGCCTAGCTTATCTTCAACTTCGCTTAATAAATTTTCCGCATCCAAATCCCTTGGCTCAAATACCAAATCAAATATTGGTTTATCCAATTCAAGTAATTCAGATTTGCCAACTGGTTGCCACTCTTCATAATATTCGTTGTATTGCAACAACGTAAGATGCACTTGCACGGTTGCTACATGGTCTTGAGTACCATTCCAAAAGTCGCCCCCTTGCTTGGCTACCTCTATTGCATCTTCTATGTCGCAACATGTATCTAATACATCTGGGTTGGCATTGGTTTCCATATCGTTCCAAATCACAACGAATGACGGTTCGTATAACTTGCCATTCATAACTACTTGATTGTTATCGTTGGTTGTAAATGCAACCCCGTAACTGTCAACCCCTGCAAGTACTATTGTGTTTTCCATGTCCTTTTTTTTATCAAAGATACGTATGTTTTTCAAATAAACAAAAACTTTTTAAAAAAGTTTCTAAAAAAATAATTGGGTAATCTGGATTGATAACATAGTCAATAACATATTTTGCTACGCAATGCAAATTATGTAACTTCGCATTTATGAAACCGAAATTATTAGAGTTGATTGGCAGTAAGCTGCACACTTCCGGAATGAAACAAAACTATGGTATCTATGAATGTCCTAATTGCGGAAACCCATTTGAGGCCCGCTGCTTTGATATTAATTCAGAGCGTAAACGTAATTGCGGCTGCACCCATGCCTACAAAGAAGAGGCATTGCCTGAATCGATCAACGGGTTTAAAATCCTAAAAGATTTGCGTACGGTTGATGGTCGCCGCCGGGCTTTGTTCGCCTGCCCCTTCTGTGCTAAAGAAATGAATATGATTGTTTCAATGGTAAAATCTGGTGAATGCAAGAAGCATTGCGGATGCCAAAAGCCCCCAAGGAAAGTTTATATACCAAAAGAAAAAATTGATAGAACAAAACCCAATGCAATGAAACGCCACCCATTATACTACACATGGCAAGGTATTGTTGCACGTTGCACTAACCCAACTCATGTTAAATACCCCAACTATGGAGGCAGGGGTATAACAATGTGCGATAGATGGCGTAATGACTTTTGGGCGTTCGTTGCTGATATGGGAGATAAACCGTACCCAGATTTATCTATTGATAGGATAGATAACAACGGGAATTATGAGCCAAGCAATTGCAGGTGGGCCACCCAATTAGAACAACAAAACAATAAGCGCAACAGTAAATACAAAGCTGCCAATACATTTGAGTTAAATAGGGCAGGTGGGACACGCCAAAGTGCAGTTTAATTTATATGTTAAAGAAATGTTAAGGTACTAGGAAAGCTTTTTTTATAAACCGTGCAACATATGATATGC